CCTCCCATTGATTGATCTTGTTTAAATGGTTGACCACCAATTCTTGTTTCTGTAGGCTCGTTTGAATCAATAGGTTTTCCTTCAATTGTATTACCTGCATTACCAGATGATATATTACTACTCGCTCGGTTATTAGCTTCAGATTTAATATTACTTAATTCTAATTGATTAACACCAATATCTGTAGCTATATTTTGTGCATCTGAATCTGAAATTTCATTAGGGGCTTTATCAGAAGTATTTACCCCAATAATTCCTTCTTGAACTCTTACCTTTATTCTATATTTTAATTCATTTATTATTCCTGGTAGATCATCTGAAAATGTTAAATCAGTACCTACTACTATATTATTATTTGAATCTAGTGCTATTCCTCTTCTTCTTAAAAGGTCATTTTTATTAGGATCTATAGGTTTATCTTCTTGAATTTTTAAAGTATAACCTAGATATACTTCTTGAAAATTACCAAAAGCATCTTCTGGATCTGCTGTTATTTGGTTTTCAAGGTATAAATTATCTGCGGATTGGATTAATGGACCATGTTTTGCAGCTTCAAATTTATTAAAAGTATAATAATTAAGACTACTTCTAAAATCTTGTCCTAATGTATCTTCAAAGTTTACACCTGTAGATAATGAAGTTAAATCTCCATAAAATAATATGTTTCCAAATTCATCAAACCCAAATACACTATCTGGTAAAGGCATTATAGTTCCTTGTCCATCTATTACTACAAATGTACTAACACCTGTTTTATTAACTTCAGCTTGTCCAAATTGTCCAGCTTCATACTTATCTAGATTTGGTATACTTTCTAGTAAATTTTGTAAGGCAAAAAAACTATTTCTATTAGCTTCAAGTAATGATTCTTGTAGCCCAGAATTATCTAGACCCTCACAACTTTCTAGTTTAGCAGCTAATAAAGTTGTTTCTTTTAAAATTAATTGTAAATAATGTTTTACAAATCCTAAAGCGTTTTCAGCAAGAGTAAGTTCATTACTTAGTTTTTCTAATAATTTTATTGTTCCATTAATACCACCCTCTAAATTTTCTATAAAACTTATAGGCCCTTGTATAACAACTGCTGGGATAAAAGGTATTAATGGTAATACTTTTAAAATTTTTTTAATTACTTTTAAAACAACTGAAACAACTTTAAGAACAACATTAATAGTTTTTATAATACTATTAATAGTAACAACAATTCCAATAGTAAAATTAACTAAGCTAAGAATAAATTTAGTTATATAAGCTACTTGACGAACTAAAAATGCTATTTCATCATAAGGAACTACACCTCTTAAGGTTTTATTTATATCTTCTATTTGCTTTTTAAATAAAGTTGTTATAGCAAATTTTAAGTCTGTAAAAGGTAAAATTTTATTATAAACCTCCCTTATTTTTCTTATTCTAGTTAATGTTTCTTCTGCTGTTAAGTTTCCTGCTAAAAATTCAGCAGATGTTCCTGTTACATTAGATATTTCTCCTGTTTGTTGATCAACTATCTCTTGAAGATCTCTTATTGAAGTCTTAAAATTACCTATTCCGGGTAAAGAAGTTGGTAATGTTTCTAATTCTAACCTAAGACTATTTATATCTATACCTCTTAATTCATTAGTTAAATCATCTAAAGAAACAGCTAATTCTCTTGTATCACTACTAGCTTGAGTTTCTCCTTCTATTATAAAATTAGAATATTTAGCTAAAATAGGCTCACCAGAGCCATCTGTTAAAACTGTTCCTAAGGTTCCTCTTTCATAAGGTGGAATTGGAGGAGAAACACTTTCTACATTAATAACATAAGTATTTCCTCTAACTTCATCTATACTTCCTCTCATAATGGAGGTTACTTTTGGATCCTCGGTTTGGGTTACACTTACAAAACTTCCTTTAGTAAATAAATTTTCATCTGTAGTAGATAATTCTATTTTACTAATTGTAAATGGAATTGGTTCATTAGCAGCAGTTACAATATTTTGTTGAACGTTCTCTACTATTGAAAATTTTCTAACTGAATTTACTATATCGTTTAATTCTTCTTGTACATTATCAAAAACATTAGCTACTTCGCTTCCTGGAGGAAATAAATTTGATATAGCAAAATTTAAAGGGTTACAAAAATCATAAGTGTTTATAACTTCAAGTGTATTAGCTACATTAACTAAAGAAGGATTTTGTGCTATATTTCTTATAGCATATTTAATTTCATTTCTCCTAGGGTTATCTCTAAAATCACTAGTGGCAGTATCACGAATACGTCTTCTTCTATTTCCCCCAAGTTCTTCTCCTAAACCACCTGTTTCTCCAATTACTGATGAGTTTTGTTTACCATATAAAGCTATTACAGATACATTTTGTAAAGCCATAGCAAACACTTCAACACCGTTGTAAGCTTTAATTATTATGTCTTTTACTTTTAATGGCATTATTTAATTTTTACTATATCTGATAGTGAGGCTTTTATATCTTCGTTAAGCATAGATGTTAAGGCTTCTAATGCTTCACCCGCTCTTTGTACACCTGCAATTACAGCACCTTCAGCATCAGTTGCACTTTTTAATTGAGGTACTACTAAAAGATTAATACCTAAAAGATATTCATTAAATACTTTAACTAATGTATCTCCTTTTATAGCAGATTCTTCAGCATTTAAACCTAAATCAATTTGAGGTGAATTTATTATGGTTTTATCATCACTATCTATATTAAATGTCCCACCAGATGATATTCCAACTGCTTTATCTCCAACTATAAAAACAGAATCATCTTTTGCATTAAGTAATACTCTATCTGAATCAATAATAATTTGTTTTCCTCTATAAGGAAATTCTGGTTTGTATAAAGTAGCACCAGGAGATGTAGGGGTTATAGGTGTTCTAAAAATAGAATTATCAAATTGGGGAATATTACCAGTTTCTTCTTCAGATTTAAGAGCATCTAATTCAGGGATACCTTGGTTTTCTAATTGTCTAATTAATTTTTTTGCCTTTTTAGCCTTTTTTATAGCTCCAAAAAGAGCAAAGGATATACTTTCAGGATTATTAAATAATATGTCTAAAATAAATTCTACCATTATATATCTATTTCTTCACCATTTTTAATAACGGTAAATTCATCATTTATTTGTTGTTCTTGTCTTACAATGTTGGATCTAGTTTGTGATGACTCTTCTAATTTTTCTAATTCCTTTATACTTTCAATTTGTTTTTGAACTCTTTCTCTAATTTTTTGTTCTAATTCTTCTTCATTAGATGTATCTGGTTCTTGGTTGATAGTATCATAAGTATTATCTTTATCATCTAATTCTATAAGAGATGAATTAGGATCTAATACAGGAACATCTTGAAGTAATTTAGTTGTATTAGCTATAGGGATAGCATCTACTCCAAATGAAGCAAAGTTAGTTGAAGCTAAAGTTACAGGGATTAGTTGTCCTGATGTCATATAGATTGATGAATCATCATTTTGAATATCTTCATATATTGGAAACCAATTACTAAAAGGTAAATCAACTTGTGATTGTCCATTTCTTATAATTGTAATTGGGTTTCCTTCTCTACCTTCTGTACTCCAAGGGCTTTCTACATTTTTATTTTCTTCAGATTGTTTTGCAGTTGAACCAAATCTAATTGAGTTCCCAAATCTTCCCTCTATTATAACGTCCCCTTCATTTGGAAATAAATTTCTTATATTTGCTTTTTCTTCAAAAGTATTTCCAGGTTTAGGTTCTACTACTTGACTATCTTTATTATTTTCAATTCCTCTTTCTACATCCTCTTTAGGTACAGTATCAGTATTTTTACTAGTAGAAGAATTTGAAGGAAGCATATTTAAATGACTCCTTCCCCAAACCGAGATAGCATTTGTATAATAAAAATCTATAGCATCACTATTTCCCTCTAAAGCTATATTTCTAGAAGGACCAGACATTATAAAAACTATCTCATTAATTAAAGGAACCTTTCTAACATTAGTATCAAGAGGATAGGCGATAGGCCCTTGTGGAAAATTTTCTTTAGAAGTACTATTACCTAATAATTCGAATTTAATAGCTCCAATGTTTGCAAATTCACCTGTAGTTTGAAATATAGATGCCCCATTAGTTGATGTAACTAAAGAGATATCTATAACTCTAGCAGCTAGTAAACCTCCATTTTGTATTACAGATATTGGGTTACTATTAGGTACAAAGGCAGAGTTCCCTATAGTGGGAAATTGGCTATTAACTGGCATGCTTGGCCTCTTCTAATTTAGGTATTTCTATTTTATTATCTAATTCTTGAAGAGAACTAAAGAGCATTTCTTTATCCTCGTCAGTTAAAAGCTCCTCTGAATCAGCAGCCTTGGTATTCATTGCTCTTTGGACAATACCTGCCATTTTAATTAGGGCATCGTCATTTTTAATAGCTAGTTCCATATATTCTTTAATTAAAGGAACAATCATTGTTGCCTCACCGGGTGAGGTAATTAATGGTTTTAATCCTTCTATTAAAGAACGTAATTGAACTTCTTTATCTTTTTGATTTGTATGTATTTCTTTTAAAAGATCGGCAAAGTTTTTCTTTCCGAATAGTTTTATACTTGAAAAATCCATAATCTATGCTTTGGATATAAATATGGATATATAGAAAGTTTATAATTATCTTAAAGATAGTACCATTACATAAAATTCTGATAGTTCATATTTTCCATCTTTATGAATATAATGTAATTTATCATTTCCATAATAGTCAAAATTTATTAATTTTATATTAAATTTATTTTTTGTAATGTTTAATATATCCGAGGGAGAGATGTTATTGGCACCATTAGATGCTCCTATATAAATTATATTACTATTTTTTTTCATATAATTACAAACATTATTAAAAAAATTAAGATGGAAATCTAAATTTTCTGAATCAGTTGAAATTTGTTTAGATGCAAAATGGTAATTAGAAAGTTTTTTATGGTGTGGGGGATTTAGAATTATAGTATCAAATTTTAAATCTAATTTAATATTTGTAAAACCATTACTCTTATAAAATTTGGTATTATTAATATTATTATATTTAATTGTTTTTTCTATATATTCTTCACATTCATTATTAATATCTATTAAAGTAAGAGTTTTGCATTTATTTATAAAATTTAAATAGAAACCCATAAAACCAGGCCCTGAACACATCTCTAATATGTCTCCAGAATTAATATAAGGAGATATTTTAGTATGTTTTAGTGAATTAATTCCATAAATAGTTCCTCCCCCTTCTAAGTGAGGGGTATAAAATACTACATTGTTTTTAATTAGGAATTTTTTCACTAAAATTTCATACTAACATACCCGTGTTCATTATATTGGCTCATCAATCTAACATATATTTTTTTCATTTTTTTAATTACCTTAGTAATTTGTGGTGTAGATTGATCAGTCATTTCACGAATATATATGTATATAGCTTTTTTATTAAATAACTCTATATTTTCTCTTTTACGAAATAATTCTAATATAGCGTCCGCTGTTTTAGCATCTTCTGGTTTAGGAAAGTGGTCAAAGATATATAATTCAAAATATCTAAGTAAGTATTCTATGAATTCTGTAGCCCTATCCATAGGCTCATCTGGTGAGTAATTGTTGGTTAAATCAATTACTATGGATTGGTCTGTATCAACAGCATCAACGCCTGTTTTTTGTTTTAATTTTTTATAATTATTATTATTATAAAGTATTAAATATCTTTTTGCTATAGTACCAAAGTAAGAAAAGGCTTTACCCTTATCTTGTTTATATAAGTGAAGTTTTTCAAGTAAAAATGTTATTACCTCGTGTTGTAGATGTTGAATTGTATCTACTTCTGTGTAATAAAATTTAAAAGTATGAATAATATTTTCTGTTAACTTAAAGAAACCATATTTTATACGTGCATTATATATAGCATTACGTTTATCTTGATCCGTTTCATTAACGTATTCAATGATAGCCTCTTCAGTATCAGCAGTAAAATATTGATTTTTAGTTTTTGGTTTCCTTTTCCTTAAAGTACCTTTTTTAGTATATTGAGGTCCTTCATCTTTTTGGGGCACAGTTAGAATTTTACCCTCAAGAGACTCGTCTAATGGTGCAATCATTTATTTATGGTTGATGTTGTACTCGTTGATTAAGTCTTGGATCTCTTTTATACCTTTAAAAAACCATCCTATCTCATCATCAGATTGAAAGATTTGTTTTGAATCTATTTCTTTAATTTTTTTATTTGACTCCGTCATTATAGTAGATATAGTTTGAATATACTCATTTTGAGTATTAATTATATCTTCTTGCCTTTCATTTTTTCTAAGTAAATTCCAAATTATATAGGAAATAGTTCCAAAAACTAAAATCCCAACATTAATTAATATTATAGTGGTTGTAGTCATTAGAGATTCTTAACTAAATTCATTAAATTATCATTATCAGAACCTATTTTATCTAAGTTAGTGTTAACTCGATCTTGCTTTGTTTGCTTTGGTTTTGGTTGATCACCGAAAGTGTCTAACCATTCCCTTTCAAATTCAATTCTGGCTGCCATAAGGTCTGCCTGATGTAGAATAAAGGGAAGTGAAGTACGAGGTTTAGTTTCGGGCATGAAACCTTTTAAATATGCTTCGTTTGCTTGATCATATAGACCATCGTGTGTTTTAATAGCAATCCATTCATTTGTAGTTAATTGGATTCCTGCTTGTTGTAATAAGAATAAACCTCTGTCTGGGACAGTCATATATTCATTATTAGTGTTAAAGGTGTACATTTCACCTAAATTTTTCTTTCTCCATTCATCTTTAGATGGTAAAACAGCAACGTGCTCTAGTGTACCAATTTTACCTAAGTCATGGTTTAAAGCGGCAACAAATAATTCCTCTTCTGTATAGGTATCTTTTGTTCCCATTTCCTGCCACACCTTATGAACCTTGAATGCGGCAGTTATAACACGTATAACGTGATCAACATAACCCCCCGGGAAGCAATTGTGATACGCTTTTTTATGAGAAGCAGGTAATAAAGCAATTCTTTCGTCTAGTTTATTATAAAAATCTAGAAACTGTTGTTTACGCTCGCCTTCAACATATTTTTCAATACCATTCAAAAGAACGTCGTAATTGCTTTTTATTTGCTCCGCTGTTAAAACCATGTTTATTCTTGTCTTTCGTTATTTAGATAAGTTTGAGTTTGATCAATAATTTCTTTTATGTTATCAATCGTTTGGTTAACTTGTCTTTGCTCACCTCTTTGTGCATTACTTTTTACAACATTAAGTTGGTTAGCAATTTTCTCTAAATTTCTTTGTACTAAGTCTTTATATCTCATAATAGTATGATAAGAGGATTTCTAGTGCTTCCTCGATCGTGTTAAATATACGAACACCCCCTAACTTCTCCAAATCACTATGAGAAAGAATATAAATATCTTCTCCGGGCCTTTTAACAAAATGTATTACTGGGTAGCTTTCGGTTTTTAATTGTCTTTCAATCCAATCACCCATATATTCATTTTCATCAACATTAATATCCTTAAATGGGATTTCCAAATTGCTGAGTGCTTGTTTTAGTGTTTTACAATAAATGCAATCTGTAAGTGTGTATAACGTGGTATCCCCTACCCCTTTTGTCTCTATTTCCTTAACCCCCATTTTATAAATATTTAATTTTTTAAATCTCTTGTACCCCAAAGGTAATGTTTTATTTTTGCTTCTCCAAATTTTCTTGCAGAAGTTTTATATAGTTTTTAACTCTTTTTATTCCTTCTTCAAACTTATTTTCTTCAAATAAAGGTAATAAATCTGTTTGTAAAGCGGAAATAGTTTCATTACTACTTTTTTGATCCATTTTTTTATACATTGGATCTTCTCCTTCAAAAAGATAATTAAATGAATCTAAGGACATAGATAATAATTGGTTTTTCATTTGTCCTAATTCACCATAACTTTTTTCTAATTCATTTATTGTATTTTTAAGTAAATCTTCCATATATTTGTATATATTATTTTATTGTAATTCAATTAAATTAAGGGCAGAACCTGCGAGTATAATTATAAGTAATACTACTAATCCAATACCACACCAAACCACTATTTTAAATGATGTTTCTTTACTTTCTCTATCGTAATAAGGGTGTTTTTTCATTAGTAAACTTGATCTTGTAATTGTGTTCTTAATTCTTCAACTTTCTCTTTAGCAGTATGTATATAACCATCCTCAAGTAATTCTTGAATTTGCCCAACAGCCATATATAACCTATATAACTTATCTTTATTCATAACTTAAATTTATAATATTTGATAGTATCTTCCTTTACAATTTCTCTTATTTCAGGTTCACCAAATTGTAATAATGTATCTAATAATTTTTCATCTTTTTGATACATGTAATCAATAGTGGATTGCATATAAATTAAACTCATATTAAAAACACATTGATTCATTAATTTTTAACAATAACATTATAAATGTAATTGCTATACACCATAAAGGTAATCCAATCCAAAAAAGTATTAAAAACTCGTATTTATTTATATTTAATTTCATAACATTTTTATTTTTGATTTTGCCTCGTACCAATTCATCATTTCAATATATTCATTAGTACTTTTAATTCTATATTTTTCTTTCAATAATTCATTCCCACATTTATATTGATGCATTTTTACTAAATCTGTTGGTTCAACTACATCTAATAGGGATTTTGGAAGGAATTCTCTTAAATCCTCCCTCATATTATCTAAAGTATTTTTAATCCATTGCTTCATTTTAATCTAAAATAGAATTTATGTTTGAATAATCCTCACTATTACCATCATACAAACCAATCCAAACATTAAAACTAATCATCCCCGCACTTAAATAAGGCATAGTAAATATTTTTATCTGTTTAGTTTTATCTTTATTTACAAGATACCATGAATTATCATTACTAAACTCAAAATAATTATCATTATTTACATTTGCGCCTTCAGCCACATACCCCTGGGCTAATAAAAATTCTACTAAGTCTCTAAAATAATCTTTCCCACTACTTTCTAACATACCTAAACCTGTTCCTTTAGGTGTAAAACCTACCATAACCAAACCATTTTCATCATATTCATGATTTTGTATATACATCCTGTACTTATAAACAGGAGAACCTAATTGAATATTAATATAAGTATCTTTATTTTCTTTAAATTCTACCTTTGCTTCTTTTTTTGACATACCAGAGTAAAAACCTCCAATAAGTTTTACCCCTTCTTGTGAATAGGCAATTGTTGATAATAATAATAATAATATAACTTTTTTCATAACTTTTATTTTTATTTAATTAAACTAATTCTAATGCTGCAGCGAACATTTTTTTATTAACATCCATATCTTGTTTGAAATTCTTAATAGGTCTAGCATTTCTACCTATGAATTCCATATTAACATTCTCGTATTTACCATATTTCTCTTCATTGAAATATTTAAAATTACCCTCTATAATATTCTCTTG